AACCAATCGACCTGGACGAGCGTAACGGCGGTATCCAAGACGCTCGGTACTTACGTCTCAGGTGGTATTGTCGCGGATGGATCGCTTGCTGGGGCTTACGAGGTCGATTTCCCTGACGCGGCTTTTGCGTCGGCAGCGGGCGTGGAGTGGGTCGCTTTGCGTATTCGCGGCGTTGCGAATATGCTCCCAGTGCTTATCGAAATCGAGCTTGATGCGGTTGACTACCAGGATGCGGCCGCGTTTGGGTTAAGTCGGATTGATGCAATCAAGGCCAAGACCGATTTGATTGTGGCGTTTCCCGATAACTTCGGCAGTCTTGATATCACGGTGGGCGGGGCAATTGCAGAGCTTGGGGCTGGTGCTCTTACGGCTAACGGCGCAGGCGATTCGATCGAGACTTACGTTTGGGGCGCATTGCTTGCGAACCACACAACAGCCAATAGCTTTGGGGCTCGGATCATCCGCTCGGCCAACTCGAATAACACAGTCCAGATAACCGGCGGCGGCAGTAATCATATCTTCGCAGTGCTTCACGATGCCGAACCGAATTCGATTCCCGAGGATGCTTTCGTTGATGGTGCGTTGTCGGCTCGGGTAATTGCGACTGACGCTATCGACTCTGATGCAATGGCGGCAAGTGCGAATACTGAGATTGCCAACGCGGTTGCAGCTACCCAAGCCCTTAGTAGGCTCGATAGCATGATCGAGAGCGATGGCGCGGGGCAATTCCGCTTCGATACGATCGCACTAGAGCAAGCCCCTGCCGGTGGCGGTGGCGGCGGGACGGATTGGACAGCCAACGAACGGACAGCTATTAGGGCTATCCTTGGAGTGCCTACCAGCGGAACCACGCCGACAGATCCGTCGAGCGGGATTCTGGATGAGATTCGCGACAAGACGGCATTGATTACGGCAGGCGGTACGGTCTACGTCACCAGCCCAGTAACAGCAACGGGTCAATTGGCAAGCCCATTAATTATTGGCGACGATTACCTAGCGGCCAACGGAAGGCGGTTTAGGTGGACCGTGGAGCTGCCTAGCGGGTATGTTATCGCGACATCGACGGCTCGATTCGGGATGAGATACGAAGACGACGAGGGGGTTAATGAATTCATCGCTACTGGGACTGTGGCCGATGCAACGGGCGGGAACGTCCACCTGGATTTTGACGTTGCCAAGACGGTGACGGGATTGCTTCGACCCGGTTGGTATCAATGGTCGGTCGAAATTGTTAGTGCTACAGGCACGGAGATTACGCGAGTCAAGAGCGGTAAAAATGTTGAGTGGCAGGAGAAGCAAACGTGATAACAGCCTACCCCCCCTCTTTTGGGGTCCTTTTAGCGTCACGGGCGAACCACACGCAGATTATTAGCCCCGGATTTCAGATGAAAGTTAGCACGTTAGCAAGCGGTTTCGCGGGGTAGGGGGCGGCTTGTTTGGAGATCAAGACATCGAAGGATTTACGCTTGGTCAATCGAGCTCTCAAGGAAAAATGGAACGTCGACAAAGAGGCGATCAAAGCGGCGTTGATGGAATGCTTAACCGATCCAGATTTGGCGATCGATGCGGCGAAGGTGCTACTCGCAGCGGACGCCATAGATTGCAAGCGAGAAGAGCTCGACGCGAAGCGGGAGGTAAAAGAGAATGAGCAACGACTCCGACTTCTTGAGCTCGCTCAGTCTGTCCCAATTGCAGAACTTGCTAAGCTTGCATCCGAAAACGGCATCGCAAGCCGACCCGATTAAAGGTGACCGTCGAGCATACCAGCGCGATTTGATGGCTAAAAAACGGGCTAGCCAACGGGATATTTTCATCCTGCCCCCTCTCGACCCCTCTAGGCGTCTTGAGGCTGAGTCTGATTGCTCCCTTTGGCTATCCACCTACTTTGGATCCCAGTTCTTCGAGGCGTGGACTAGCGACCGGCTAGCCATGATCGAGTCGATTATCGACGCGGCCAAGTACGGCGGGGACCAAGGCATCGCAGGGCCTCGGGGCGAAGGTAAAACGACGTTAGCTATTCGCGTTGCCTTGTTCCTTATGGTCAAAGGTTTATCGACGTTTCCCGTCGTTATCGGGAAAAACGCAGACAAGGCGAAAAAGGAAGTGCGCGACCTAGTTGAGCAATTACAGCAAAACGACCTTTTCATCGCGGATTATCCCGAAATCGGCATCCCGTTCCAGGCCGTCGGCGGTTGGTCAAGCCGGGGCCGTATGCAAACATGCCAAGGGCAATCGACCAATATCGTTATCGGGCCGGAATTCTTTGTCTTTCCTACGATCAACCGAACGCAGATTCCCGATTGGCCCAAAGAGATCGATCCATGCAGCAGGGGTCAAGTGTTCTACAGCCTGGGAATCGACGGGGCGATCCGTGGGACCAAGTTCCGATCGGCGCGGCCAACTCTCGCGATCCTCGACGACATCGAAGACCGGGAAGCGGCGGCCAGCGAAACGATGATAGCCAAGAACGAGGAAATCATCGAACAAGACATCGGCGGGCTCGGGCAGTCCTCTGAGCGGATCCCTCGGGTGATGCTTTGCACGATCCAGAATCGCAAGTGTATCGCCTTCAAATACACAGACCCCAAGCAGAAACCATCTTGGAGGGGCAAGCGATACCGCAAGCTCGTGACCAAGCCGGATCGAATGGATTTGATCGAGCAGTACATCGACCTCCGCAAGGGACGAAAAGCCGACGACCCAGACGCCCGGGAAGCATTCCAATTCTACCGCGACAATCAAGCCGAGATCGAACGCGGGGCGGTAGTAAGCAACCAGGCCAGCTATTCCAAAAAGACTCACCTAGACGGCGAGCCGATGGAGCTTTCGGCGGTTCACAGCTACTTCAATCGCGTTGCCGACCGTGGCCAAAAAGCGGTTTCGACCGAAGACGACAACGACCCGCCAGAGGAAGCCGGGCCAATGGGACTGGGCATTACTCCGGCTCTTGTCGAGTCGAGGATAAGCGGCTTGGTCCGAAGGCAACTGCCAGCCAATACCGTGGCCCTGACAGCGGCGATCGACTTGGGCAAGTATTACCTCCATTGGGTTGTCACGGCGTGGTGGCATGGGGCTGGGGGCATCGTAGCGGACTATGGAATCCAGCAAGTCTACGGGACCGACAAAAGCATGGATCACGAGGCTAGCGAGCCGATGATTTATCAGGCCTTGCTAACGCTTCGGGATGAGCTTCTGCAGAAGGAATTCATCGACACAACTGGAACGCGCAGGGCAATCGACTTTTGCCTAGTTGACTCAGGGGCGTTTACCAATGCGGCTTACTCATTCTGCCGTGAAGTCGGCGGCATCTTCCACCCATCGAAGGGGCAAGACCCATACCATCGAAAAGCCAAGTCTAGTTCGGTGACAATCGCAGGGGCTAACCTTCACGCTCAAAAGCTTCCGTCGTCGAATGTTTGGCTCTACGAGCTAGATACCAGCTACTGGAAGCAATTCATCCATGAGCGATTCCTAACGCCGACTTTTGACGATGCGAACATGCTTCGGCGCGGGTCGCTTTCGGTGTTTAGCCTCGAAGACGAAAAGCGGCATTCGCAGTACGCTCAGCATATTGCAGCCGAAGAACTAGTAACCAAGTTCACTGAGGGCAAAGGAGCTAAAACCTATTGGAATGTCCGGGACAGCAATAATCACTGGCTCGATGCAACTTACATGGCAGCGGCGGGCTCCGAAGCTTGCGGCGTAAAGTTGATAGCCCCAAGCGAAATCGAGGTAGCCCCAAAGCATATCGGCGATGAGCCGAAACAAGCCAAGCCTGTCCAGCAAGCCTACAGGCACGGGCAGCAACGATTTAGGCGGCGTGAAGGCGGATGGATTCCCAAGAGAAGAGGATGATATGAGCAAGAAAACCAGCAAGCTAAAAACCAATTTGACCTGGGAAGAGCGACACGGGCCAGCGGTGGCGGTTCGTGTAACTCACGATCCATCGACGGATATTGTGTCCAGGGTTGAAACGATCAACGAAAACGGAAAGATTATTGAGCAGTGCTACCCCATCCCCCGCGAAGATGAAGCAAGGCCCTGCACGCTATGCGAATCACGCCGACCGATCGGGACAAGCTACAGCCGGGTCTATTGCACCAAGAGCAATGCCCGATATTGCAAATGCTCCTATTGCGGGCACACCTGGACCCAGGAGCGTAAATAATTTAGCCCAGTGTACTAATGGAATAGTACAGGCATCTACCAAGGGCCAGCAAGCCATGCAACGATTGACGCATGGCATCAGCGGCATCTCTGTTGGCACTAATCGACGCAGCTATAGAGGCCCTTCTAACCGGGGGGGCGTCTCAGTATTCCATTGGCTCTCGCACAGTCACTAAGCTCGACCTAGCGGCGTTGATGGCCGAGCGAAAAGCATTACTCCACCAAGTCCAGCGTGAAAGCGGATCGGGCGGTATCTCCCTCGGGCGAATCGTGGGGGGCCGTCGATGATTACTCGATTTATCGATTCGGTTGTCTCGGCAGTTAGCCCCATCGCGGGATTGCGACGGCAGGCAGCACGCAAGGCCCTTGCTAGGTCCTACCAAGGGGCCGAACCATCCCGGGTATCGAGCAACAGGCACCCAAAGAATCTACCAGCCGACCAAGAATTGATGGGGCCATTCGGCGCCGACCGTCTCAGGGCAGAGGCTAGGCGGCTGGTTCGCGATAATTCCTACGCTTGGGGCGTCGTCGATACCATCGTCTCTTCCGTGATCGGCGCAGGCATCCAAGCCCAATCGACCTTTGAGACTCCTGAAGGCGATGACATTGAAGACATCAACGACCTACGCGATAAGGCTTGGTCCGAGTGGTCCGAAGTCGCGGATATCAACGGGCGTTTGACCCTTGAAGAGATCCAGATTATTGCCCTTCGTGAAATGGTCGAAGCGGGCGAAGTGCTTATCCGCATCGTCAATTTACCATCGACGGAATATCGTGGAATCAGCCGACCGATTCCGATGGCACTTGAGATCATCGAAGCCGACAGGCTAGCGACCGATCGCGACACGTACACGATGGGCATCGATCGCGGCGATGGTACTCGGGTAATTCGCGGCATCAAAGTCGATGAATCGGGCAAGCCTCTTGCCTACATGATCTATGACGATCATCCCTTGCAACCCTACGCAGTAAGCCGAACGCCGAAGGAAATTCCGGCCCGGGAGATCATCCACCTTTTCAGGCAAGATCGAGTCGGACAGACGCGGGGCGTTACTTGGTTTGCTCCAGCGTTGGCATCGATTCGCGACCTTGGAACGTACCTTGACAACGAGCTACAAGCCTCGGCTATCGCGTCTTGCTTCACGGCGGCAATCAAGACCGAAACGCCGATGGGCAGACTTAGCGACCCAGACGCGGGCGATGGGATCGACCGAAGAGGCAATCAAGAGCGATACCTAGAGCCGGGGCTAGTCTTCGAGCTTAACCCCAACGAATCGGTCGAGGTAATCAACCCAACGCGGCCAAACACTTCGGCGGGCGAATGGACCAAGGTTATCCTTCGCGGTATCGCGGTAGGGACCGGGCTATCCTACGAGGTTGTAGCACGCGACTATTCGCAGACCTCCTACAGTTCAAGCCGGACCAGCCAGCTTGAAGACCGAAGGCGGTTTCGGATCATCCAGAAATACCTTATTAGGCACCTCCTGCAGCCCGTCTGGGATCGCTTTTGCGATGCAGCGACCAGAACCAGCCTTGACGGCTTCCCTTCGCCTATCGACCTGCTAAGCGACCGCAGACGGTTTACCCCTGTTGAATGGCAAACGCCAAAATGGGAATGGGTCGATCCAGGCGTCGAGCAGCAAACCAGCGAATCTGGCATTAACTCATTCACAGCGACCTACAGCGAAGTGCTTGGGGCTCAGGGGCTCAACTTCCGCACGGTGTTCTACCAACGGGCCAAGGAAAATCGGCTCCTTCAAAAGCTTGGCTTGCAGACGCCAGAGCAAACGCAGCTAGCCATTTCAGCGGCTCAAACCCAAGGGGCGGCAGAAACACAACCAGCGACCGGCAGCGGCGAAATGATGGGGCTATCAACACTTCAATTCAATCGCAACCGCAAAGCCATTGCCAAGACGCTCGACGAGCTTTCCAGCGGGGCCATTAGCGAAGCGGCGGCCAGGGTGTTCCTATCGTCGGTCGGCATGAGCGAAGCAAGCGTACAGGCCTTAATCGACGACGCAAAAGACGGATCGGTAGACACGCTACCGGCTGAGGTGACGGCATGAACAAGAGCGACCTAATCAAGCGACGAAAAGAACTTGACGCAAGACACCAAGCCAAGCCTATCGAGGGCGGTTCGATCGTTCGCCAATTTGGGACCGTGAAAGATGGCCGGGCGGTGATTGCGACAGAAACGCCGGTTATGGTTTATCGAGAGGATCGAGGATGGGTAAGCCAAGTCCTCCTAATGGAAGGCGTCCGGTTTCGCAATGACAAACGCAAGCTTCCGATTGTGGACAGCCACAGGCCGGATTCTGTAGGCAACGTCTTCGGCTCAATTCGCAATATCGTTATCGAAGGCGATCAGCTAATCGGCATTCCTGAGTTTGCCAGCGACGAGCAGGCCCAGGTTATCGCGACAAGATACAACGAAGGCCACCTTAACGACTTCTCGATTGAAGCCGTGCCAATAGAAAGGCAAATCGTTCGAGAGGGCCAAACTTACACTACCCCAAGGGGTCAAGTGATTGAGGGTCCAGCGGAAATCGTACTCCAATGGGAACCCCATAACGCTTCGATTTGCGTAACGGGCGCAGATCCGAATTCTACTGTTCGCAGGTCTTATGACCATGAAAGGGTTGAACGTATGGACGAGTCGCTTTTGGCAACTCTCAAGGGGCTCGGGTTGCCAGAAGGCATGACCGATCCTACTCAGATTATCGTTTTCCTCGCAGGCAAAGCAGCGGGGCAATCCGGTTCTGACGCGGCTCCGATGGAGCAAGTCGAATCGATGGCCGAGGACAAGCCCGAAGAGGCGATGCGGGCCGAGCATGTCGAGCCAACCGGAGACACCGAAAAGAAAGTCGAAGCCGAAGTTGCAAGGCAACTCAAGGCCGCCGACGACCGACGCAAAACAATCGTTGCCCATTGTACGTTGGCAAAGCTTGAGCGTAGCTTTGCAGACGCTTTGGTTGACGATCCATCCGTTACCGTTGAAATCGCTCAAGAAAGGATCATCCGAAAGATGGCCAGTCAACCACTAGGCGGGGCCGTCGAGGGCTCGCACATCGGCTTTGGTGAATCGGAGCAAGACAAGTTTGAAAACGCGGCAAAGGCTGGTTTTACTCAGCGATGCTTTCAAGGCACGGTAAAGCGAACAGCGGCACCAAAGGCAGAAGGGGCTAGCCATTTCGCTAACCTCGGCGTCTATCGGCTTGCCGAAGCTTGCGTGCGTCGAATGGGTGTTGACCCTGAGAAGCACACCAAGAAAGATATCGCACGAATGGCGATGGGACACGCGCCGACCCTCAACATGGTCAAGCGCGGCTTGGCCGATGCGTACCATACAACCGGAAGTTTTCAAAACATCCTGTTCGATGGGCTGAACAACACGCTTCGAGCGGCTTACGAAGAGGCCCCTTACACTTGGTCCTCTTGGGTCCGGCAGCGTCAGAGCGTCGAGGACTTCAAAGATATTCACGCTACCCAGTTGAGCGAATTCCAAAACCTGGAAGTCGTTCCTGAGGGCAAAGAATACCCTGAGAAGAAACTCAGCGATCGACGCAAGACCTACAACATTGACAAGTTCGGTGCGAATTTCTCAGTGACCTGGGAAACGATCATCAACGATAACCTTGACGCGTTGTCGCGCATCCCCTCGATGCAGGGCGTTGCGGCTCGGCGTACTCAAGAGCAACTTGTCTATGATACGTTCCTCTCGAACCCGCTAATGCCCGATGGCGTTGTCTTGTTCTCCGCTTCTCACGCAAGCGGGCGAAACATTACCGCCACCACGGCAGCGGCTCCAAGCGAAACGACGCTTGACGAAGCCTTTGAACTGATGGCCAAGCAGAAGGGATTGAACGGCTCGGTGCTTAACTTGGTCCCTTCGGTGTTGCTCGTACCTCAGCGGTACGCATCGACGGCTCTACGGATTACCAACAGCCTTTCGTTCGCGCAGACCAACGGCAACGAGGGAATCTCTAGCCTCTACGGGGTCAATGGCGTTCGACCGTTGCAAGTTGTCGCTACGGCGTTGCTTGACAACAACAACGCGACGAACTGGTATCTGATCGCGTCGAATTCGGTAGTTGACACCGCCGAAATCGTCTTCTTGCAAGGCGAAGAATCGCCAGTGCTTGAAAACGAATGGACGATGCTCAGCGACAAGTACGACTTCAAGATCCGTCAATCGATGGGTTGT